ACTCAATATCCGAGAACCACTGACGCACAGCAGCAGCATCACCATCTCTAAGCGAGGTGAGGACTGCACTGATTGCTCTCTGGTCTTCTGTACGAAGTTTCTGAAACCCCTTAAGGGTCTTGGTGAACTCAGCTTTGAAAGCGTTACTAGCTGCTTCCCCGAGTTCTGCCAATCCCTGCACTTTGTTCACAGCGAGGGTAGCGCGTGAAGCCATAAGTTCGCTGCCTGCGATAAACCTCATAGGGGCAGTAACAGCAGAGCCGAGTTTACCTAGGAGTGAACGCTGTTCATCTGCCATCTTGATGAGCAAGTCCTCATCGGTCAGAGCATCGACGTAGTCGCCCATATCCAAGGTCTGCTTAACTTCGATGACAGCTTTAGGTTTCCCAACAGCAGGCTTAACGATCCTGACCTCACCACCAATCTCATCAGCGAGTTCAGTGACTTTCTTCGGAACGTTCCCCAGCTTGGTAAGTGCAAACTCGGTGCCATCGGACTTACCAACGTGCATCACAGCACGCCACATGCCAAGGCCCACATCCTCAATGTGAGAGGTGCGGAGAATAGGGTAGCCAATATTGTCTGCTGCTGTCTTTAGGATGCTGTCAGCATTAGCGGCAACAGTCTCTGGGCTGACCACATGGCCAGCAGTGCCCGACCTGTACAGTTGGTTGAGCCTGTAGAGCAGCGTGCCCTCGGTGTTAGCCCGAGCAAAGGCAGTCTCAGAAGCCCTTGCAGCATCCATAGATGGGTCCAAGTGACCTGGGCCAGTTCCTGTAATCTCTCTGATTGCTACAGTGCCAGCGGCCTCCTCCGCAGCGATCTTAGCGGCAGCTACCTCTGCGGCCCTCTCAGAGCCCTCTACAGCGGCCACACGGCCAACTGGGGTGGTAGCCCCCATGACAGCCTCAGTAGCCCCTGCACGGCCCGCTATGCGACCTGCACCACGTACGAAAGACCCCGCTAGACTCCCGACAGCAGGAACGTCAAAAGCGAGGGACATAACAGCTTCCATAGCTGCGTTAGGGTTGTAGCCTGCGTTCAGTGAGGCAGCGGCATACTCGGAGATGTACCAAGCGTTGTTTCGCCCGATACCCTTTTCAGCGGCTCTTACAAGAAAGTCATTCTCATACCATGACTTGAACTCACTTGGGGGCATGGTGGACATAGCTTGCTGGACTTCACGCCCAAGCTGCTCAGACACAGGGTCTTGACGGATTTTCTCGAGTGGGCCTAGGGCAATCTCGGATACTGCTACACCAGCGAAGTCGAGGACAGCATCAAAGAAGCCGTTTGACTCTTGGTCTTGGATATCTTGGTTAAGTCGTCTTACAATAAGTGTGTTAGTGGCGATACGGGCATCAATAGCTTCAATATTACCATTACCGAGGAACATAGTGGCCTCGTAGAACAGGTCGGGGTTCCCCATGAAGTCCCCGAGTTTCTCCTGCATCTGCCCAAGTCTGTAGGCATCCACGTTGGCTTGCCTGTCAGGGGTGAGATACGCCTGATCAAGCATAGACCGGACCCTTGCTTGGTAATCAGCGGGGGTCTGAGCGATAACTTCGGACGGGTCAGTTTCTTCCCCTGTTACAAGGAAGGCATCCTCAAATGCTTGAGGGCTTTGTTGTGCTGTAGTCTCCGTTGGGTGGACAAGAGAGATTACTCCCCTACGGGGATCATTCGTCTGTTGGACTAAGCTAATAACCAAAGTTAACGGCCTCCTCGGGGCAGACGCGGATATTGCGGCTGCTGGGGGTTACTGAAAGATGATTGTGGGAGTTGTGGTTGTTGGGCCGCACCAGTGTTGGGGAAGTACCCGGCTAGGCTACCAGTGAACCCTGCGATACCCTGTAGCATACTAGCGTTAGCATTATACATATTGATGTTTCTGCTAATACCGGACATCTGGGTGCCATACCCAAGGTTGCCACCTAGTTGAGACCCAAGGCTTGCCATACCCCCCGCTAGAGAAGAGCCACCAGTGCCACCCATAGCAGTTCCAGAGGCCAGCATCTGCGACCGTTGAATCTGTGTTTGGCGAACGGCCTGCCTACGCTCAAAAGCTGCCTTAACGGACTGCTGCTGTGCTTGGGCTCTACTGGCCTTCTGCTGTTGGCTGAAGCTGGCAACAGTAGCTACTGCTGATACAGCTTGTAAAACTAGTGCTATCTCTGGCATTGCTCTCTACCCTCTATATTCAAAAACGACAAGGCCATCACTATTCCCTACAGGGGTAAAGCCTAGCCTTGTCGCGAGTTTCAGTATCTTCTCATTCGTTTCATGGACAGCGCAATGTAGGGCAGGATAACCCAACCCGACACTGAAATCCTTAACCTCACTGACCTTGACCAGCATAGACAGGAACACGGACTTGTTCCACTTGCTAACCCTAGGGAGGTGCAGCGCCATAAAGAGCCTGTTGTATTCTAATCTGAACTCGTAGTCCTCGCACTCATACAAGGTAAAGTTCTTAGAATCGTGCATTTACACCACCAAGAACAGAATACCCGAGGAGCACAAAGTCTTTACCTGCTGTGCTCTCGAACCTGAGTCTCATAGACCTCCCCCTGCCCCTCAACTTAAGCCTTGTAGTGACCACTGACTCTGGATACCCGAAGGTTGACAGCGCAGTAGGGTCAACCACTGGAGTTATCTTAAGCCTGTAAGCCTCTTGAGGGTCACTGGACGGGGTTGACTTGAAGTCCCAATAAGCAGATACCATCATAGAGGACGGGTTCAGTGGGTCGTAGCCTACAGACTCGTTCCCCTCCCAGCCAGTCTCTGTGACACGCATGTAGGTGGCTACGTAAGGGGCTGTCTTCTTAAGGATCATATCCCCGAGGAACTCATATCCTGCAACAGCATAGGAACTGTAGTCCACATTGTCCCAGTCGTAGTAGTCAGAGTTGCTGAACGCACCCATAGTGAGAGTGTTAGTGCCACCAGACCGGATCAGGAGCACGATAGCGGGTGTGCCTGTGTTCAGTGACCTAACCTGGTAGGAGACTACGTTGTTCCCTGATCCGTCAACCACGTTGTTGCCCGCGTTGTCTACGACCTGTAGGGGGGTAAGACCACCGCCGAAACCGGAGTAGAAGGATATGCCAACGATAGCGTCTGTGGTTGTATCCTCATCAGAGACACGCCACGGATAGAATGCTTGTAGTGGGATGTCCAAGACAAGGAAGTTGTTTACCTTAGAGGTAACAGTCTCGTTAGTGTCCCCCCATGCCCAGTATGCCCTCTTGTTGATTGCATCATAGACCGAGATCACGTCAGACTTGGAGTCAGCCCCAATAGCGTCCCAGTAACTCTGGATGGTGGGGAGCGAGATATTCTGCTCTTGGGCTGCTCCAGACACGGAGTCAAAACTCAGGGTGTGGATACCGAATCTGGACCACCAGATAGGGGTGCCCTCTGCTGCGATGAATGACTGCGGGGAGGCAATACCAACCTCAGTTACTTTCTTGACCGAATACTCGGTGGCCCTAAATACCCCGTCAACGCCATTGATGGACCACACCCCATTCTCTGCGAACACAAGGAGCATCGGGCCAATACTGTATAGCTTCTTGATACCAACTGCACCAGCAATACGGATCACACCACCATCGTCGTCCAGAAGGTCACTGAACTCCTCACTCGTGGGGTCGTTTGCTTGGAAGCAGTCGCCCAACTCGTTGAGGTCAACCACCAAGCGGCTGAAAAGAACAGAGCTTGAGTTCTTTGCGCTATCTAAGCCCGCATAAAAAACTCTACCAGAGAACGACTCAACAGTAGTAAACCGTGTACCCTCTACCTCGTCAGGGATCGAAAGTCCAGATGGGGTGGCCCTATCCTTGTTGAAGAAGTCAAGGAGGAAGTGGCCGTTACCGATAAGGCTCGAACCCGAGTAAATCTTGTCCCACTCTGTGTTAGAGTAGTTCCCAGAGGCATCCTTACCGGAATACCAAGGAAGGGTGAGGGGCGGGTATTCGCTGGAGTGGCCGGATACATAGGTGGAAAGTGCAGCAGCCCCCTTAGTGCCCACCCAACCCGCGTTCTGCGTATCGTACTTGCGGTTGTCGCTAGGGGCGGCATCCCCAGTCTCGTATTCGGACTTCTCCCCAAGCCACTCAAAATCTCTGGTACGGAAATCAATCTGTGTGACCGCGATGGTCTCAGCTACGTTATCCCGCTCAATGTAGATGGTGTTCAGCGCCTCAGAGGCGACGATCAGGGCACCGTTGATGGACGTGAACTGGCACTTCACAGTAGATGCGCCAACAGAACCTAGGACCTCATACAGGGACAGGTCAACAGAGTGACCAGTATCCTGTCCAGAGTAGGGTGCAGCAGCCTTGTTGTAGAAGTATAGCATACCCCCACGTTGGATGACAAGGTACTCAAGACCCGCTGTACCGCCTACGTTCTGCCAGTTTCCCGTATTAACAATGGACGAATCACCAATAGTGAAGCTGGACAGGGTATTGGAAACCTCAACCTCTGCCCCTAGCCTACGCCTGCGCGACCCATCCCTGCGGAGATCACAGTTCAACTCGTCTACAGAAGCATCCTCTGGGAAGGTTAGTTCACCAGCCTCAGTTATCAGGCCCTTTACGAAGGTGTTTACTGCCTTCTGAGTCATTCTTTGCGGCATTCTTTTGAGCCCTCTGCTTTTCTAGGCGAGCGAGAGTTTCATCCCTGCGGGCACCTATAGACTGTTTCATTCCTGTGAGGTAGGCAGCGACAGCCTTGTTAGCGTTGTCTATAGAAGTAAACTTCCCCGAGAGTTCATCTGCTACTGCTCCCACATTAGCTGTGACTTGGTAGAAGATGTACCCACCGGGCGCTGGGCTAACAGTGTACACGGCCTTGGTCTTAGAGGGGCAAGTAATGATACTTGTCTTTTTCTCGTAGGATATGTCAAACTCAACCTCTGCCATACTTTGGCCTCTTATTTTCTCTTACTGTCTTGTACATATCGTTCTGCACATAGGACTTCTGCCTACGGGCCGCTTGATCAATCTTGGGATCGGGACCGCCCTTGAACAGCGAGAAGCAAACGGACTTGGCTTCTGCGATCAGGTAAGGGAACATAGAACCGTCTAGGTCGGGGACGTAAGCATCCGTCTGTGAGAACACAGGGATCGTAACGCCCATTGCTCTGGTCTTAGAGGAAACAAGCGTTGTATCCACAGTTGACTTGTGAGCGTCCATCACGATGTAATCGTCATCGAAGGAGGTGTAAAAACTGGGCATCACATCATTAGCGATGCGTAGGTTTGTCCCTGCAACTTTATCAGAGACCGATGTATAGCTGGTGCGAGGGTCGGTCCTACGAAGGAACTCATAGGGGTCAACCCACTTGACGACACCATACTCCAGTGCCCCGTCATCGCTCATGTCATACCACAACCCAGTAATCTCCTTGACATTCGTAGGATACTGGAAGTGTGTCGGGTATGCGGAGTCTGACATGGCGGTCAGTTTGATTAGGCTGTGGTGCTCAGGAATGTCCCGAGTAGCCACCATGTTGTAGAATGTATCCTCAACGACCTGGGCGATCTGCTGTGCCTCGACAGTCTCGGAGATAGCATTCACATTCTCGGAGTCTAGGTCCGAGAGGATATTCTGGACAATCTCCAGGAGCGTCTTCTTGATGGCCATGTTAACTCCTTAAGCCGGCATACCCATAGCAAACATATATGCTGAGTGGACTATAACGTTGCCGGTTGCACACTTCAGGTAGCAATCGAAGTAGTCATTTGTGACGGCCATTGAGTCAGCGTGAATGGCCATATGTTGGTAGTTGCCACTGTCTGCACTTGCAACCATTTCGGCATTTGCGCCCGCAGTGATAATGGCGCCATTCTTGTAGATGGCGAAATAGACATCTTGACCGGCACCTGTACTATGCTTAAATGACAAGTCCACAACGAAGTGTAGGTGTACGTTGGGTGTGTCGGTGTATGTCAAGCGGCCTGTTGAGGGGGAAAATCCATAAGCACCAGTGCTTGATCCCGCAACGTCCATAAGGGTGTAGGTTGTGGGTGCGGTGTAGGTTGTGCCTGTGCCAATATCGTTGTATCTCCAACCGCCGTGGGGGTTATGCCGTCGCCAATCGCCGGAACCGGCCCCATCAGCAACGTAAACATCCCCAGCACCAGCCGCAGCAGCGCCCTTCGGCTCGTGGATATATGGGTCAGTTAGTGTAGAGTGAGTTACGGTAGCCATTCATTCCTCCGAGACAGGTGTAGGGGGCCACCCTAAGCGAGCAGCCCCCGATTGACTAGTTAGGTCAGCTTCTTGTACTCGACGATCAGCTTACCAGCACCAGCCGTGTAAGCAGCCGTGCCGTAGATCAGGCCGATGTGGGCATCAGCGGTCAGGTATCCGAGGACACCCGAGGCTTGTGCACCGTCACAGCGAACTACGTCACCAGCAGCGTCAATCACGGTAAGGGCAACAGCAGCATCAATGCCGTCAGCATCAATGGCAGTACCAGCCGAGTTGTAAGTACCGATGGTCAGGGTAGCTGCACCACCCGAAGTGGCAGCAGTGGTCATAACGAGCGTTGCGCCCAGGATAACCGAACCAGCGGGGATTACAGCATCGTTTGCATCAATATCGGAAGCACCAAAGGTAGAACCAATATCGGTGAAGTCAGCGATGTCAACAACGAGGAACCCGTCGCCTGCAACACCCTTGTCCTGAACGGTACCTTGACCACCATTGGTCAGGACGCGCAGGCCGTCTGCGTTAGTATAAGACATATTCTACTCTCCTATATCTCAGTTACACGTTAGTCTTCGAGATCACACGAACCATGTTCTCGGGACGGTACAACTTGACACCATAGCGAGCAGTCGTAACGAACTCCTGACGCTGCTTGTTCTTGTTGTACTCAGTGTCAACTTCCGGCATCTGACGCCATGCACCAACGAAGGGCGAAGCGGTCGAGTCAGCCGAGAAGAACAGGTTAGCCTTACCGTTAACGGTCGAGAAGTCAACACCAGCATCAGCCGAGGTATTCAGGGCCGAGTCAGTGACATCCTTCAAGTAGTTCGAGGTGTACACGTCGAAACCGTAGATGTTCTTAACAAACGTCATGCCAGTTGCGATACCGCTCGAAACGATACCTTCCCAACGTGCGTTGTTCGAAACGTCAACGAGGTTCGACAGGGTGTTGATGGTGAACTCAGCCGAGGGGTCCACGATAGCAACAAGGTTACGATCAGGAACGTTGGCCTTCTTCAACGCATAACGTGCACGAGCGAAGTCTTCAACAGTGAGGACAGCACCAGTACCACCAGCAGCCCAGCGGTGCTCAACACCATCAATGCTCTCGTTCGAGTTAGCCGAAACGCCGGACTCGGGAGTAGCAAGGGTGGTGGACTCGAAGTGAGCCATAATAGCACGCTCTTGCTCAGGAACAAACCGCGCCATCATTTCCGAAGCGTAGTAAGCATCCTGCATAGCCTTCTTCGTCATGTAGGACGAGGACTCGAGGTACTTGTCGATGGTAAAGGTGAACTCACCAGTGTCGAGGGGGCGGTACTGGACCTCCGTGTCCTCAACGTAGTCGTTTACCTGTGCTTGGCCAATCGACGGGATGGTGAATTGGTTGCCATCGGGGAAGCCTTCCAGCATCCGCACATATCTCTGGGCGAACATTTCGTCGCGCAGGATTTCTTTCAGTTCAGTGGACCAAATCTCGGAACGAGTAAGAAGGTCCATATTACCAGTGGTCATAGCCATTGGGGTATTCTCCTAAAGGGTTGTTGAATTTAAACCCCGAACTTCCCGCCAAGACGTTTCTTATCTTCCATAAGTTGACGTTGTACCTTGGTGGAATAGTAAAGGGATTTGTTTTCACGGCGAAGGTTCTGGTAGTAGTTCCAGTCACGATCCCCCGTGGTTTGGTAGTCAACCCCATCTGTACGGATACTGCCACTAGTCATGCTTCTCAGGGGCTTTTTTGTGTCCCCGATCAGTGCGAAGAAGGCGGTGGGAGATTCTTTAGCAATCTCTTCCATACGGTCCAGGCTAATGCCCAGTTCGTCCGCTTTCTTCTTGACAGTAGCGTTAGCCTCTGTGCCGTAGCTGTCGTTCAGGTGCTTCATAACCACACCCAAGTTCTGGTCTACAGTTGCTTTGGCTTCCCGTTCAGTAAGGGCTTTCTCAACAAGGCTCTTTAGATCGTTTTCACTTACGGCGGGGTTGGTGTGACCACCCGTATCTGTGCCACTAGTATCATTCTTATTGGTGTTGGGCTCTACAGGTTTCCCGTCAGTGGTCGTCGGGGCCTTTTTCTGTAGTTGGTCGAGAAGCTGGCTTGCGTAGTCCTGCTTGCCCAAGTCTTCACGCATCTGCGCTAGCTGGGCCTCAAGGTCAGAGATATAGGCATCAGCCTCTACCTTACCTTTAGCAATGACTTCTGGGTCGCTCCACTTCTCTCCACGTGCCTCTACAAGCTTCTTAACAAAAGATTCCACTGGTTGGGTATCTTCGGTCTTCTGCTCTGCTACAGGAGCCTCCTCGGTTGGAGTAACTTCCTGCTTATCTTCAAATACTGACATTTACTTGCCTTCGGTTAGGTCAATTAGTTTCAGAATGTCATCCAGCACCGAGTTATACTCGTTTACTGCGACTTGTCTTAGTTCCCAGTTGGGAACCTCATAATCTCTCAGACACTCTTTTCTTTTGTAATGTCGTTCGAGAATCTCTCTCAGGTCATCGAAAGCGTTCCTGTGTCCTAAGACCTCAGTTTTACGCGCTTCCTTGTCTTGACCTGACAAACCTTTCGTCCATACTGCCTGCATCTTAGATACCTAACGCTTCTGCGGATGCTAGTTGCTCTTGGTTTTGAGCCTCTGCCTCTTGCATCATCTGTTGGGTTTCAAGTTGCTCAGTGACTGCCACGTTCTCTTTGAACAGAGAAGGCTCACCAAGTTCCTGTGCGAGAATCCTAGCGAACTCTTTGCCGGACAGGTGAGGGGCAACGGACGGGTCTTGTGCTTTGATCTGATACAGTTGGGTAAGGCTCTGGACCCTACGAGCACGTTCAGCAAAGTGCCGAGCGCCCACGGGGACGATCTTTCCCTCTGCGGTGATGTCCTGCCGAGTAATCGACTGGAACAGTTGAACACCAGTGTTGTCATCCATAACGCGGATGGTGTCACTCATGTGCATCCTGCGTCTGGCGACCTCTAACATAGCGTTCAAAGCAGGCTCTAGGAACACGCGCTCAAAGTGAGCAGTCTTGTGTTCGAAGATTCTGGATGCGGATGTCTGGAGGGACTGGACCTCAAAGGCAGTCTTTTCACCAGGTGTCCTGATACCCATTGCTTGTTTAGGAGCGCCAGCCATCTCCTCCATCTTCTGTTCGAGGAGGTTGATCTGCATGTCCGCTTGGAGTGCAAGTGGGTCAGGTTGTAGGTAGCCTACGTCACCCTCTTCCCCCATGTAGATGCGTGATCCAGGTGAGAAGTCGAAGTCCTCAACGTCGCCCCTGATCTTAATCATCGGGTATGCGATCTGGTCGAACACGTCAGCCTTAAGGTTCTCAAGGTGGTCGATGCGATACTGCATCCCAACCAAGTTATCCAAGGGGCCCATAGCGTATAGGTTATCCTGACGGACTCTCCAGCCGACGTGGAAGATGGGAGCATCCCCAAGCCACGAGGGGTTCTCATCATTGCTAAGGACGTGTGCTCTGTCCATAACGGTCACTACGCGGTCTTGGAGGAACTCCCCAGACTCTTTGTCGAAGATGTCCCCGAAGAAGGTCATAACCTCAACCATGTCGGATTCGTAGTATTGCTCAAGGCTACTAAAGCCATCAGCAACAAACCCGTTGGACTTGTGGTAGTCACCCTCAGTGTTCCTGACCGAGCGTCTCCCCTCAACCATCTTGTTGAAGGCTTTCTTCATAGACTCGTTGGTCGGGTCTAGTTCGATCTCCCGCTTGATCTCACCCATAGTTTTCATGCTACGGATGATCTTTGGGGTCGATGAGAAGTTCTTCGCAATCGGGTTGAAGCAAATATCGTAGGGGCTGATACGGACCAGCTTAGGGCCAACGTATTGCGGGGTGTACTCACCATCCTCTTTGAAGATGAAGCCATCCTCCCACTCAACCATCCCGAAGCAGTTGCCGTAAAGGATGTAGTCGTTGAGCAGTTCAGATACAGTGTTCACAAAGCCAGACATCCTGACCTTGGTTTCCATGTACGCCTGGATCGTGTCCCGCTTCTTCTTGGTAGCAGCCGCCTGCGAGTTTGCCTCCCAGCGCATCCACTTCTGCTGGGGGAACATCGTAGCGAAGTAGTTCGCATGGAGGTTGTCAGCGATCTGTGTCAGCTTGGGGGTGGTCGTGGTGTTCGACCAAGGAAGAATAGCGTTTCCAGTAGTCTTGGTGTCGGTGGCATACAGGTAGTTACGGAGTTCCTTGGTTTGTTCAATCCAAGTACCCCGTAGTTCATTCCATGTGCGCCACCGCTCCGCGATCTCCACAGCAAGGGAGTCGGGGTTCAGGAGGTGCTCAACGTCTAAGGTCTTACTCATTATCTGCTATGTCCTGCTCTGAACCTTGACGCTGCCCACTCCACGTTGTCTGTGCGTGTGGTGCGGTTGCTCCTTGTAGGGGCTACTGCCATATCAATAGCAGAGGCCAGAGCGTCTTTCACGTCATCATGTGGGGGGTTTCTTGATTGCAACTCTTCCTCTAGGTACTGGATGTTTCCACCCCTGTAGTGCCAGATTTGAAGGTTGTCATAACGAGGCTCAAGGATAGCGGCAATGCGCTCCTCTTTGTTGCCAAGGTTTCTAGTGGGCCTGTATTCGTCCACTGAAAGGGAAAGGCCGTGTTGTCTGATCAGTTCTTTAAGCTGCTTCACAATAGCCATCTGCGCTACGGAAACTTCTGCTCTGATCTTCCTGAAACCCCACTTACCCTGTGCGGCCATAATATGATCAAAGTAGTCGCTGATCCTGTCTGTCTTGAACCTGTCAATATCAATAACGTAGATGTTGTTGTCAGAATCAATACCGACTGTTACTAGAGCAGTGAAGTCAGCCTTGCTTCTGAGCGAGAACGCAAAGTCAATTGCTGCGAACACGTTCAGTCTGCGGCCCTTATACTTCCAGTAGCCATCGTCCTGCTTGAGGAACTTGGACTCGAAGTATTGTAGCTTGTCTGATCCTACGGGGATGTTGTCGGGATCACTGGGGTCATTGTAATACTGAGCCCTGAATTGCCCCTTGTCGAGATACTTACCGCGCTTCTTGGAAAGGGTGGCTATATCAAAACCAAACCACTTACCGTCCTTGCGCTGCTGTCTGGGCCACAGGAACTGGCCTGTGCCATCCCCCATGTCCTCTACCGGACGCTCGAATATCTCGTAAATCTGTTCTTCACCTACAGGCTCGCCATCCTCGTTGAACAGCGTCTCCTGCATTTCCATAATATCGTTGTACAGGTCCTTGGAATGGTAGCGCGTACCTACGACCCACTCTCTTGCGTCTGCACCCTCAATGGATGAGAGCAGTGAGTACTGGCTGGCTACCTTGTTCCTGCCCTCTACGGTCAATGCGTTCTCGGCAACTACAACGTCATCAAGTACAGCAATGTCGCAGTGCAGCCCTGTTAGAGAGGTTGTCAGGCCACCAGTGAAGATGGATGGGTCCCTGACGTTCTCTCTCTTGCGGAGGGGGTGGTCTAGGGCTATCTCGGAGTTAGTCCACTTAGCCCGCTTCCCTTCCTCTTTGTGGATGTGGTCCGGCCAATACCTGCGGTAGATGTCCGAATCCATAATACCTTTGATGAAGGTCAACTGCTTCTCTGCGAGGTTAGCAGTCGCTGAAATATAGAGGACTCGTAGCGTAGGGTCCTTCGTCAGTTCCCAAGCGACACGATACGCTACGAGCCTTGATTTACCGTGATCCCGTGGGAACAACAGCAATTGGAAATTCTTTGCGTCTGGTCGTGTCCACCATGACAGAACTTCTTTGTGGCAGTTGCCTAGCACTTGTGTAGGTGCTACTAGCGATATGAAGAACTCTAGGTCGTTCTCAGCCGCCTGTCTGATTTCTTCAATACTTGCCATACTTACTCTTTA